AAAGGCGTATGGAGAACGTGTTAAGAGGAATATCGCTTTTTGGAGTGCCGAGAAGTCAAAGAGTGACTGCACTTTTGAGAATAATCCGGTAATCGAAATAAACTTTACCAAACCGCACACATCCTCTGGTTTGACCTTCTATTTTGTGGAAGATTATCCGGCAGAGCTGAAAGTGACCTGGTATGACATTGATGGTGTGAAAATCATTGATAAGACCTTTTATCCGACAAAGCTGACCTGTGTTTGTGTGAATCAGGTGGAGAATTACGGAAGGGTCCGTATTGAATTTATAAAGACATCCTTCCCGGAGAGGTATATCAAGCTTCAGTACATTCTGTATGGTCAGTACATTGCATGGCAGGATGACATTGTAAAAACGGCAAAGGTGCAGGAAGAGATTGACCCGACATCCGCAACGCTTTCCATTAATACGGCAGATATCAGCATCATTGACCAGAAGAATGATTTGACATTGGCAATGAGGAAGGTGCATGGAAGTCTGTCCAGAAGACGCAGGAAGTGACGCTGACGGAGTTTAAGGATGGCACACAGATACCGGCAGGGGTGTTCTATATTGATGAGTTTTCCTTTGCAGATAACGTGGCAGCCTTTTCTATGATAGATGCCATTGGTCTGATGGATAAATACACTTTTTATGATGGAGAAGTGTATGTGAATATGCTTGCCGGTACTATTCTGGAAAAAATATTTACTGTGGCAGGAATCACGAAGTATTCCATCGCAGAAGATGTGTACAACACGCCTTTGACCGGATATCTTGAAGTGCAGACATGCAGGGAAGCTTTACATACGGTTTGTTTTGCATGCGGAGCAGTAGCAGATGATAGCAGGAGCGACACTGTTAAGGTGTACAAGCCGGACAGATATGTGAGGGCTACGATTGGAACTGACCGGAAGTTTTACGGCAACACAAAGGTGATGCTGGATGAATATGTGTCCGGTGTGGCGATTAAGTGTAAGAAATACGCATTAGAGAGTGAAACATCAGAGATTTATAATGATGTACTTCCAGCAGGGGTAACAAGGATTAATTTTTCAGATCCTTACAACCCGGAATCCATTACAGCATCTGTGGGAACTATTGTAGAGGCTAAAACCAACTACATGGATATTCAAATGGAAGAAGCGGGGGAATGTGTGATTTCCGGTCTCAGGTATTCGTCAAGCGAGTTTTCTTACCAGAAAAATGTAGGACTTATCGAAGCTGGGGAGACGGAAAATATCAAGACTTATGGCACCTGTACATTGCATAATGCCTCATTATTGGGCGATATTGCAGATAGGCTACTTTCTTACCATGCCCTTAGAAAAAAGGTGGATTTGAAGTATTTATTAGACGAAGAGCAGGTGGGAAACTGGGCAAATATCAAAGATACCAGAGGCGGCACAGCAACTACCTTGATAGAGAGCCAGAGCATTGATTTGGCTGGCGGATTTATCGCGGTGGCATCGTGCAGAGGATATTCCACAGTGATATTTGAGAACATGTTTGCAGGTGAATTCTACATGAATGAAGGAATTGGGGTGATTTGATGAACAGACCGACATTGCAGAGTGTTTTGCTTTCACCAAATCCGATTAAGGCGAAGCAGACGCTTACAATTACGATAGAAGCAGAGGACAAAGAGATTGTGTTTGGAACTGCTTTATATTATGCAGCAGCATACGCAGAGATTTATGCGAGTGAGGAGGTTGGAATTCTTTAATGGCAATTACAAAGGTAAGAGTAAAAATAAATGGAACATGGACGAATCTGACAAAGAACAGTTCCACTGGAAAGTGGTCGGCAACAGTTACGGCACCTTCCACTACATCATATACACTGGCAAATAAGTATTACCCGGTAACGATTGAGCTTACGAACGATGCGGGAACAGTTAAGACTTACGAGTCCACAGACGCCTCATTTGGCGAGGCTTTGCGGTTGGTGGTAAAAGAGACCATTAAGCCGGTTATAACGCTTGTATCGCCGTCTAACAGTGCCTACGTGACGAATAATAAACAGCCGATTACTTTTAAGGTGACGGATGAGAGTGGCGGCAGTGGTGTGAATCTGTCTTCTGTGAAATTAAAGATTGATAATACTGCATATACAGTCACAAGCACAGGAATGGCCAGTACCGGTATTACAAATGGTTATCAGTTCGTATTTACACCGTCATCCGCCTTGGCAGATGGTGAACATACAATTACAATCAATGCCAGTGATAATGATGGGAACGCTGCAACGACAGTATCAGCAAGCTTTACCATTGATACGGTACCACCGGTGCTTACGATTTCTAATCCGACAAATGGCAAGATTACAAATCAGCCATCGATTACTGTTACAGGTGTTACGAATGATGTCACTACAAGTCCGGTAAAAGTGACGATTCTGTTAAATGGAACAGATGTCGGTACGGTAACGGTTGGCAGTGACGGAAGTTTTTCTAAGGCGGTTACTTTGGCAGAGGGAACCAACAGTATTGTGGTTAAAGCTACGGACAGTGCAGGGCAGTCAACAAGTATTACGCTTTCTGTGAAGCTGGATACTTCTGTACCAACATTAAAAAGCATTGTGATGTCACCAAATCCGGCAAATACGAGTGCGAGCGTGGCGATTACGTTAGAGGTTGAATAGTATGGCAACTGGAACGATTGAATTTGAACTTGTCAGTGGAATCGAGTATGTGGCAGGAACGATTAATGGGGTGGAAACGGTGTTCGTTCAAGACACCGCAAACCCGGTTAAATGGCGGGCTACGGTAGAGGTGGCAAAAGATGATTTGTATCATATCTACCTTGAAATGCACGATGAAGCGGGGAATGTTTCTTATTATGAAAATACAATTGAATACATTCTGCCGTGGTTTGTTTTTGACAGGACAAAAGAAGATGTGGAACGTGTCATGGAACTTCGGAAAAAAGGCTGGGAGAATTTTTCAGAGGAAGAAAAAGCAGAATGGATTGCAGGAATGAAAGGCTGCTTAAATAAGTTGGATTTAAAGCGGAATGAGAATAATATCGCAATAATTGCAAGGCTGTTAAAGGTGGATGTGACTACTTATCAGGGCAGGATTCCGGAACTGCCGGATAGGGCTTATTTTGACAATCTGCTTGGGAATGTACAACTGCTTAGAACTGCCGGATATGTCCGGGCAGATACACCCAAGGTACCGGCACAGCCGATTAATACATATCAGAAACTGAATGATATTGAGCAGATTCTGTATGATATTTATTCTGCATACAATACGAACTTTGGTTATTACTGCGGCAATGAGATTTATTGTGGTGATGAAGTGGGATTTTTATTATAGGAGGATGATTTTATGGCTTTTACGCAGAAAACGTGGAAAGACAGGCTGACGGAGTATCCAACCAGAAGAAAACTGACACAGACGGATGGTACTTCGGTGATTGTGGATGTGGCACGATTAGAAGGAACGATTTCGCAGGAGGGCGATGCTTTTTCAGCGGAGAATATGAATAATCTGGAGGAAAGAATCGCAGATGGATTTAGTTCGATGGAAGAGTTACTGTATGCAGTAAACGTATATAAAAAGAGAGCTGAATTAGGGATTAATTTCGCTGGTGCAAGTGTAGACACTTCCGGGGAAATTGCTAAGTATTGTGATGAATATTTAGTTTCTACATGGACTAGTTCTAACCAAACCATAAGTAATTCGGGGCTTGATTTCTCGAAGTACGATTACGTTACAATAGCACTTGTAAATACAGGTAGTGCCAATGACATTTTTGATATGAGAACAATTCCGGTGGCAGCACTCAAAGCCACAGGTACGAATTTCCTTGTAACACATGGTAATGCATCTGCATACGGGTATGTTTATTTTAAATATGTGAGTGATACCAGTTTTGCAGTTAAGAGAACCGGAGCTACTACATCACAGCTTAAGTTAGTGGGTTGGTTAAAACCGGAGTATGTAGCAAAATAACGAATTAAAGAACAACCAGAGCCTTTGCGCCGAATATGTTTAATCCATTCAGATTAGATGTGTTCGGCGTTTTTAATTACACAGAAAGAGAGGAAAAGAGAAAATGAAAGAGTTTGACAGAATTAACATGATTTATGGATTAATTGCAGCAGTAGGAGCGGCACTGTTCGGGCAGTATTGGTTCTTGTTTGCAGGTTTTCTGGCAATGAATGTGATTGATTATATTACTGGCTGGTGTAAGGCTCGTTATCTGAAGACAGAATCTAGTGCAGTTGGTGCAAGAGGAGTTCTCAAAAAAGTTAGTTACTGGGTGGTAATTGGAATTGCTTTTTATGTATCATTCGGTTTCGCGAATATGGGGAAAGCAGTTGGCATTGATTTAGCATTTGTACAGTTGTTTGGTTGGTTTACGTTGGCTACTTATTTAGTGAATGAAATTAGAAGTATTTTAGAAAATTTAGTAGCTATGAATATTTGGGTGCCGCCTTTCCTTATTAAGGGATTGGAGATAACAGATAAGCTGATTGAGGGGCAATTAGAAGCTGTTATATCGGGAACGGAGGAAAGTGATGAAGACGAGCAATAGAGGAATTGAATTAATTAAATCGTTTGAGAGTTGCCATCTAACAGCCTACAAATGCCCTTCCGGTGTCTGGACCATTGGATGGGGACATACTGCGGGAGTGAAGCAAGGGCAGGTTATCACACAAGCACAGGCAGACGAGTTCTTGAAAACTGACCTTGTGAAGTATGAGGGTTATGTAGTTAGCTCTGGATTATCACTTAATCAGAACCAGTTTGACGCCCTTGTGTCGTTTACATACAACTGCGGACAGGGCAACCTTAAGAAGCTTATCAATAACAGAACGCTGGCTGAGATTGGGGAAGCAATGCTTCTTTATAACAAGAGCAATGGTAACACATTAAGCGGTCTGGTAAGACGTAGACAGGCGGAAAGAGAATTGTTTTTAACACCAGTAGAAAGCGAGGGATACAAGATGATTAAACCAGTAGATTACAAACAGTATGACAGTAAATGGGAAAGTTTATCGTATGCGGTAGACGGAGAATCCAGCACAATCAAAAGTGCCGGATGTGGTCCCACAGCGTTAGCAAACGTATTAGCTGCAATCGTAAGTCCATACATCGACCCGGTAACATGTGCATCGTGGGCGAGAATGAAAGGATATAAAGTCTATAAAAGTGGTACAAGCTACAATTACCCAGAGGCACAGGCTGCGGTGTATGGTGTGACAGTAAGAAGGCTCAATACTTCTAATGTGTATGGTAAGTCCGGACATTCTGTACATAACCAGGCAATGACAGAATTGCAGAAAGGTAACTGGCTGATTGCCTGCATGGGAAAAGGTTTATGGACCAGTTCCGGACACTTTGTTGTAGCGTATGGATATGCAAATGATCATGTGTACATCAATGACCCTGCATCCACAAAAGCAAGCCGTGCTTGTAATACATGGAATCTGTTCAAGAGTCAGGTAAAATATTACTGGGTAGTGGAAGTTCCGGATCATATCAAGAAGTATGGTATTGTGACAGATGGGGAGTATCTGCAGAGAGATTTTGTACGTGAAATCCAGATGTGCATTAAAGCCGGTATTGATGAAAAGGCAGGTAACCAGACCCTTAGCAAGACACCGACTGTATCAAATATTACGAATCGTTATCACGCAGTAGTTCTTCCATTACAGAAGAAATTCAAAAAACTTGGTTATTATATCGGAGAACTCGACAAGATTGCCGGAAAGAAGTTTAAAGTAGCCGTGCAGCAGTACCAGAAAGATGTGGTAAAATCATCTGCCAAGAATCAGGATGGAGTCATCACCAAGAAGGCAAAAACTTGGAAGAAATTGCTTGGAATGTTATAGAAAATGCAGTGTAAAAACACTGATATTAATTAACGGTTAGCAACACGTTAGCAACAAAAGTCCGCAAATGTGCTGATTTTGTAACAATTTTGCAAAATAATCTTAAGTAAATCTTAAGTATTCTAACCTTGCAATTTATTCCAATTTTATATACAGTTAATGTATGAGAGTGCATCATACACTAGTATGTTTATATGGAGGACATAAATATGAGGAAAGAGAACGTGAAAAGAGGATTCGCAGCAGTTTTAGCTCTTAGTATGGGGATTGGACTGACTGCATGCGGCGGTACTGAGACTACGGGTTCAGATGTAAAGTACTACCGTGCAAATTATCAGGAAGATTTGCCGGATACTTTTAAAAATTTGAACGGTACACCGATTTTGACCAAGGATACTGTATTTTACGGAGCACATAGTGATGACTATAACACTTATGGTATCTATTCTTATAATTTTGATACAAAAGAGGAAAAGACCTATTTTACCAACACACAGAGTGCAGAATATGATCCGTTGGCAGGTGGTATGAGTGTAGACCAGTACACAGTGGATGAGGAAGGCAATATTTATTTATATGTGCAGGCATGGGAAGTAGATGCTTCTCAGATGCAGGATTGGAGCAATGCGACATTAGATGATGTATTGAAATTCATGGTTGAGAACTGGGGATATGCAGATGAAGATGCAGCCCTGACAGACTGGAATGAGTATCATGTAGAGTCTTACAAGCAGCAGGAAGGTTATGCCGATGCAGAAGGTAATATTGATTATGCGAAGGTTATGACCGAGTGGAATTCATGGAATATTCCACGTATTTATTCTTATGAAGTGCGGAAAATGGATGTGTCCGGTAATGAGATATATGCAATGCCAATGGAGATGGAAAACCAGGCAGAGGATGTATATTCTTATGTAATTGACATGATGGCAGGAAAAGACGGCACATTGTATATGTATATGAATCAGTACAGCGGTATGTCAGATGAATATTTTGTAGTTGCGTTCGATGCCACAGGCAAGCAGATTGGTAAATGCCAGATGGCAGATTATGGTAATGGGTTAGTGACATTAGCGGATGGACGTGTTGGTGCTTTGGCATGGAATACAGATTATACAGGATATTTAATCAATGTAATTGATCCTCAGACTATGCAGGTTTCTGAGGAAGTCAGTTTGGGAGAATCCTATATTAATGACCTTACACCATTAGACGAAGAGAATTATTTGATTTCAGAGAATGGTGCGTTATATAAATATAATCTTACAACACAGGAAAAAGAATTATATTTAAGCTGGATGGATGCAGATATTACAAGCAGCAGTGTAAGAGGCTATCAGATGTTAGAGGATGGCAGAATTATTGTAACAACCCAGACTTATGATTACACTACGTATGAAAGTGTAGAGGAAATAGCAATCATTGAAGAAATTCCGGCAGAAGAAGCTGCAAATATTAAGTCAGTTACACTTGCATGTATCTATACAGATGAGCAGTTAGAGCAGAGAGTAATTAATATTAATAAAAAGAATCCAGAGACACGTATCCGTATTAAACAGTTCTATCAGGATTGGTCAGATATGGATTATGAAGATGCAATGGCAGGTTTTATGACAGCGATGGCATCTGACCCGGAAGTAGATATCGTATTCTTTAATGGTGCTACACCTTATGCTGATATGATGAATTTTGCATCCAAAGGATTGTTGATTGATTTAAACGGCTTCCTTGATTCTGATGCAGATATTAAGCGTGAAGATTTAATGGGAAGTGTGTTGGAAGCTTGTACTTATAACGATATGCTAGTAGGCCTTCCAACCGGTTTCAGTGTCCGAACGGTTATTGGTAAGGTATCTGATGTTGGTACAGAACCGGGATGGACATTTGCGGACATGAAAGCTTTATTAGAATCCAAAGAACCTGGTACACAGTTGTTCTATGGAAGAGATCGTGCATGGGCACTGAATATGTGCATGAATTTAGGTTATAAGCAGTTTATTGATATGGAAAATGTTAACTGTAGCTTTGACAGTCAGGAATTCATTGACGTATTAGAATTTGCAAATCTTTTCCCAGAAGAATACCAGTGGGTAGAAGGCGAAGATGAGACAATCCTTATGAATACAGGAAAAGTACTTCTTGCAGATTATAATCTTTCTGATTTTGCAGAGATTCAGCTTTATACAGAGATTTTTGGTGAAGAATTGACTTATATTGGTTATCCAACCACTGAAGGCAATGGTGCATTGATGAGTCTTGGCCAGAGCTTTGGTATTACGAAAAACTGTGAACAGACAGATGTGGCATGGAAGTTAATCCGTGAATATTTCCTTCCAAAAGAGGAGGAAAATGGACGCTATTACAGCTATAATTTCTCTATTCGTCAGGATGAGTTTGATAAGTTCTGTGAGCAGGCTATGTCAGAAGACAATAACGGCAGCTGGGGCTGGGGAGATTTCATGGTAGAGATTAAACCGGCTACGCAGGAACAGGTTGATGAAGTAAAAGATTTAATTGCAAACACTACAGCTGTTGATGGCGCAGTTTCTAACGATATTATGAACATTATTAATGAAGAAGCGGCAGCATATTTCTCAGGTCAGAAGACTGCAGAGCAGGTGGCAGAGACCATCCAGAGCCGTGTATGGGTATATTTAAGTGAAACAAACTAAACTCTTTCAGAAAAAAGAAAAAGTGAATAAGAGGGTGGCAGGATTATTCCTGGCACCCAGTCTTATAGGTGTATTATTATTTTTTGTACTGCCTTTTCTGGTGGTGATTTATTATTCTTTTTTGGATAATTCCATCAGTAAGCAGTTTGTAGGATTTACAAACTATATCAGGGTATTTAATAATAATGCATTTAAGACTGCAGTAGGAAATACGTTGACATTTTCCGCGATAGCAGTACCTCTTGCAGTTGTATTGGGATTGCTTTTGGCATTTCTACTGGATTCGGGCATTCCGATGCGAAGCCAGCTTAGGAGTGCGTTCCTTACACCTCTTATGGTGCCGATTGCATCGGTGGTATTGATTTTTCAGGTATTATTTGATTACAACGGTGTGGTAAATGCCTTGGTTAT